CTGCAGCGCCGGCCCCGGCCGCCCCGGCGCCCGCTGCGGCGGCTCCCACGCCTGCCCCTGCCGCGCCGATCAACTACCAGGGCAACCCGGACGACTACGTCCGCGAACTCCGCGGCGAGGCGAAGACGCATCGCGAGGCGCGAGAGGCCGCGGAGAAGCTCGTGACGGAACGCGAGCAGGAGAACACCACGCTCGCCGCCGAGCGTGATCAGCTCCGGCGCGAGAACACCGTCATCCTCCGCTCGCAGGAACTCGGAGCGAAGGCCGCCGCACTCCTGGACTCGAAGGAGTTCACCACTGCTTTCGCCGCTATCGACCTCGCGGATGCCGCGGCCGTCGACAAGGCGATCACCGACGCGCTCGAGAGGAACTCGGCGTTCAAAGCAGGACCGATCCTCCCCGGCACAAGCGGTGGCGGGCACCAGGGCGGCGCTGCACCCACCATCAATCCCACCCTCGAGGGCGCCGTCGCGGCGCGCCTCGGAGGCTAGCTCCCCGGAAGGGAGATGAACCATGCCCGTATCCATCGCAGAAGCGAAGAAGAACGCGACCGACGATGTCGACGTGGCGGTGATCGACGAGTTCCGCAAGGAATCCACGGTCATCGACTCGCTGATCTTCGACGACGTCGTGAATCCCGCCGGCGGCGGCGCGACCCTCACGTACGGCTACCGTCGCCTGGCCACACAGCGCAGCGCCGGTTTCCGTGCGCTGAACACCGAGTACACGCCCGAGCACGTCACCACGACCCCGGTCGCCGTGAACCTCGCGCCCCTCGGTGGCTCGTTCGAGGTCGACCGCGTCATCGCGAAGATCGGCCCCGCCGCGTCCGGTGCCGTGTCGCTGAACCTGCAGCAGACAATCAAGGCCACCCGCACCAAGTTCCAGGACGCCGTCATCAACGGTGACGTCGCCACGGACGCGAACGGCTTCGACGGTCTCGACAAGGCCCTCACCGGCTCGAGCACCGAGCTCGGCGTCGGCGAGGTCACCGACTGGTCGGACTTCGACACCAACCCGCGTGCCGAGCACCGCGCGCTCGACAAGATCGACGAGTTCCTCGCCGCTCTCGACGGGACGCCGACGATCATCCTCGGCAACGCGTCCGCGCTCGCCCGCGTACGCGCCGCGGCCCGCCGCGCCGGCCAGTACACCAAGGACCCCGTCGAGGGTCTCCTCGGAGTCAACGGCCGTCCGATCGAGCGTGAGACGTACGGTGGCGTGCTGTTCGCCGACCCGGGCAACAAGCCCGGCACGAACAACCCCATCATCCCGATCCGCTCGGCAACCGTCGGTGGCTCCGCACAGACCGGCCTGACCGACCTGTACGCGTACCGTGTCGGCCTCGACGGCTTCCACGGCGTGTCCATCGTCGGCGGCCAGCTCGTGCAGACCTGGCTCCCCGACTTCACGTCGGCCGGCGCCGTCAAGAAGGGCGAGGTCGAGCTCGGCCCGATCGCCGTCGCTCTCAAGGCCACCAAGGCAGCCGCCGTGCTGCGCAACGTGAAGGTGCGGTGATCATCATGGGCAAGAAGACGAACGTTGAGACGCCCGTCGAGGGCTTCACCGGCCTCGTCGCTGGCGTGCACTTCGTCGACGGCAAGGGCTCCACGGACGACGAGGCGGCCCTCGCCTACTTCGACCGCCAGGGCTACAAGGTCGGCGGCGTCGTGGACGAGGACGTGAAGCGGGACTACCCGCTCGGCGACCCGTCCGACAAGTGGAAGAAGGCGGAACTCCTCGCCTACGCCGCGGACAAGAAGATCGACATCGGCGATGCGAAGACCGTCGAGCAGATCTGGGGCGCGATCAAGCCCGGTGGCACTCCCTACAAGGGTGTCACCGCCCCCGAAGGGAAGGCGCTCGTCACCGACAGCACCGACCCGAAGGACACCGAGGTGAAGGATCAGGCAGACCTGCCGGTCAAGTGACCTCACGACTCCCGGTGCGGCGTGTATCCGCCCGCCGCACCGGGAGCACCACCCGCCCGGGTAGCTCAGAAGGCCAGAGCAGTCGCCTCATAAGCGGCAGGCCGTGGGTTCGACTCCCACTCCGGGCTCCACTCTCACCAAAGGCTGAGGAGGCCACCATGCGTATCACCCATCCCCGCCCCCAGCTGGGCCGTCAGCGTGACCTCGGCCTCGAGTTCCGCGACGGCGTCGCGATCGTCGAGGCGCTGCACCCGGAACGGGAACTCGCACTGCGCCTGCACGGGTACACGATCGAAGCCGACCCCGAGGTCGCGGAACCGTTCCAGGCGGCCGTCGGCGAGCCGATCATCGACCTCACGAAGCTCACCCGCGAGCAGCTGCGCGACCTGCTCCCCGACAACGTCGAGGCACCAGCGAAGACCACGCACGCCGAGCTCGTCGACCTAGTCGTCGCGCTTCGTGCCGAGCCGACCCCCGGCGGCGTCGACAACGGCGATGGCGCCGCCACGACCACCGAGGGCTGACATGGCAATGCGCACCTATGCCACCGAGGCCGACTACGCGAAGTACGCCGAAGACGACTGGGACGGCACATCCGAGACTCTGCTAAAGCGCCTCCGGTCCGCGTCCGTCGAGGTCGAGCGCCTCACGCGCCGCGCCCTCTACGACGTCGACCCGGACGGGTACGCGACAGACACGGACACCGCGGAAGCGTTCACCGAGGCTACGTGCGCGATCGCTGAGTACTGGAGCATCACCAATGATCCGACCGGCGCGGAAGCATCCGCTGGCGCGGTCAAGATCGGCTCCGTGTCGCTCGGCACGACCTCTTCGAACCAGGACGGCCTGACACCGGTGGAGCGGCTGCAGCGCCGCATCGGCTCGAAGGCGCTCGACATCCTCACGAACGCCGGCCTCGTCGGCACCACAGTCGCACACACCTAGGAGGGGCATCATGGTCCGCCTCCGCGCGAAGCACCTCCCACACCGCGTCGACATCACCCCTCACGAGGGCGACGGGGCCGAGGGCGATATCTGGGGCACTCCCCGCGCGGAACGCCCCGCCTACGTCGAACAGAAGACTCGGCTCGTCGTTGATCGGCGGGCGACTTCGCCGACGATCGGGCAGGAGATCACGTCGACCGCGTTCGTCGTCCTGCTCCTCGACGATGACACTCTGCCCCGGTCGCTGGTCACCGCATGGAAGGGCACCCCACGGGAGCGCACGTCCGCAGTTATCGACTCCGCGTACTTCGAGTACCGCGGCACCCCGTCGCACGTCGAACTGTACCTCGAGTAGGAGGCCACCATGCCGGTTCGCGCGAGCGTCTCCATGACGAACAACTTCGGGGCGGTCACGGACGAAATCCGTCACCGCCTGGTGCAGGGCGAGAACAAGGCCGCTGAGCGCGGTGTTGCTCTGTCCGTGGACCTGTCCCCCTGGGACCAGGGCACCCTCGCGGGCGCGCACACCGTCGACCGTGCCACCGATCCCGAGCAGGGCGCTCAGGTGGTCGTCGACACCCCGTATGCCGCCCGGCTGCACGAGCACCCGGAGTACAACTTCTCGACCGATTCGAACCCGAACGCGCAGGGCAAGTGGGTGGAGACAGCGATGCTCGAGAACAAGGGCGAGCTTGGCGACATCATCCGCACGGAGGTGCGCCGTGGCTGACGCTCCTGAGATCGTCCTGAACCGCGCGCTCGCGCAGCTGCTCCACGACCGCGGGCTCGCCGTCTACCAGCCGACCGGGACGCTCCCTGAGCGGGGCATCCGCACGGACGGCGTCATGCCCACCACGGTCGACGAGTTCACTCTTCTGACACCGCTCCGCCCGCTCCCCGAGGGCCGTGCCGACATGACCTACCGGACGCAGGTGTACACGCGACGCAAGGGCTCGGTCCTCATCGCCCGGAACTGGGCCGCGGACCTGCGCGCCGTGCTCGACCAGAAGGAGTACACGCCCGCCGTGCTCGGCATCTCGTGGGCGTTCGAGTTCTCCGGCGACGACCACGAACCGGACTCGCAGGGCCGCTCCGCAGCGGTCGCGACCTACTACTTCCGCGGGCGCCGCCCGTAGAACCGCCGGAACCGCCGGCACTCTCACCCACCGAAGGAGAACGGCCCATGGTCGATCACACCCTCTACGAGACGACGGCGCCCTCGGCGGGTTCCCTCGCGCTCGCTCACCAGAAGATCCTCCGCGTCAAGCAGGCCGGGGTCTTCATGAACATCACCGGCGACATCAACAACCTCGCCGGCAACCCGACCCCGATCACCGTGAACCGTGAGGTGTACGGCACGAAAGGCCGCCAGTCCCAGGACATCATCGGCTACAACTTCGCCCCGTCGTTCTCCGTCGAGGGCGTCCGCGACCCGGCGACAAAGCAGCTCGTCCCGGCGCAGTCGTGGCTCGTCGACCTCCTCAACGCCGCCTACTCGGAGGGCGAGGACAACAAGCGCGAGTTCCAGTGGTTCGACGCGCTCGACCCCCGCCTGCCCGCCTTCGAGGGCAAGTTCTCCGTCGCTGTCGCCGACCTCAACACCGGTTACACCGACAAGGGCGGGTGGACATTCACCCTCACGAACGACGGTGTCGTGGATCGCATCGAGTCGCCGATCGCCTCGGACGGCACTGCCGTCCTCGAGTCGGCGTCACCCGCCGGCCAGGCGCCTGGTGACCTGATCGTCGTTCGCGGCTACGGTCTGTCGACGACGGTCTCCGCGACGATCGACGGTATCGCCGTCGAGGATCTCCGCATCGTGGACGACTACGCCGTGGTGCTGGTCATCCCGGCCGCCGTCGCGGGGTCCGCGCCGATCGTCATCACGAACGACACGGGCGCCTCGGCCGCGCTGCCGTACGCCGCGGCCTGACCGGAAGGAAGCAGGGTTCCTGATGGTCACCGCAACTGAGGTCGGTCGCGACCTGCACCTGACCGTGGAGGGCGTCGCACCGTTCATCGTGCGACCCCTCCCCGGCAGGATCGGGGAGCAGATCACCTCCACCTACCTCAAGTCCGCTGTCGGCGCCGTTGCTACCGAGGAGATGGAGGACGCGTTCCGCATCGCTCTCGACGGGGGCGTGAAGGACGGCGACCGGTTCATCCCCCGCCCCGAGGCCGAGCAGCACAACTACAACCGCATCCAGGACGAGCTCCGCACCGCAGAGGCCGAGTCGATCCTCATGCCTGCGTTCCTCTGGCAGACCGTCCTCGGCCTCGCCGGCGTGAACGCGTTCATCGAGGGCGGTGAAGGCGTCGCCGGCGGGGTAAAAGCCCTGTGGGCGCTGACCGTGCGTTTGGGGATCTCACCCTCGCGGACATCGCCCAGTTCGGCATTGGAAAGCCTGACCCAGCTACAGGCCGGTACCCCGAGTACGTCTTCCCCCCAGGGTGGCGTGAAGCCCGGGAAGCAGCCGCGCGACAGGCAGCCGAAGCAGAGCGGCAGCTGACCGGCGCGACTGCCCGAGACATCTGGTCCCGCGCGCTCCCTCAGCTGTATGGCGAGGTGGAACTCGACCTCGCCCAGCATCACCTGATCACCGACCTTGACCGCGCTCTCGACACGAGGACATGGCACTTCGTCCGCTCCGCCGTGACCCGGCTCATGGACATCGACGCCTGCTGGCTGCGAAGGACGGTGATCGCCGATGTACGACGCCGGAGCGATCGTCTTCAGCATCAGGGCGGCAGGACTCCAGGTCTTCGACCAGGGGATGACGCAGGCTGAGCGCACAGTCTCAAAGATGGGCCAGTCGACCAAGACGGCCGCCGACAAGACCGAGGAGCTCGGCAAGAAGCAGGACAAGACCACCGAGGCCACGCGCCGGCAGAAGAAGGCGCAGCAGGGCGCCGAGGAGCAGGCGCGGAAGCTCGCTGACGCGCAGGACCACGTCGGGAAGGTGCTCGTCACCGCCGGTGCGGCGATCGTCGCGACGACAGCGCTCACCGTCCGTGCGGCCGCGCAATGGGAATCCGCGTGGGCGGGCGTCACGAAGACGGTCGAGGGCACCCCCGAAGAGCTCGACGCCGTCCAGGACGGCCTCCGCGGACTCACCGATGTGCTCCCTGCCTCGCATGACGAGATCGCCGCCGTTGCGGAAGCGGCCGGGCAGCTGGGCGTCAGCACGAAGGACATCGTTGGCTTCACCCGCACGATGATCGACCTCGGCGAGACGACGAACCTCACCTCCGACCAGGCTGCGACATCCCTCGCACAGTTCATGAACATCATGGGCACGGCGGGCGACGACGTCAGTCGACTCGGTGCGACCGTCGTCGCGCTCGGCAACGATGGAGCCTCCACCGAGGCCGACATCGTGTCCACGGCACAGCGGATTGCCGGCTCCGGCAAGCTCGTCGGCGCGACCGAGGGTGAAGTCCTCGCCCTGTCGAACGCGCTCGCGTCGATGGGCGTCACCGCCGAGCTCGGTGGTGGAGTCGCGTCCCGCATCCTGCAGGACATCTACTCCGCCGTCGAGACGGGAGGAGACCGTCTCGAGGCATTCGCTTCCGTCGCCGGCATGTCCGCGCAGGACTTCGCGGCAGCGTTCGAGAAGGACCCGATCCGGGCGATGGGCGCGTTCGCGACCGGCCTGAACGGTGTCGAGCAGTCGGGCGGGAATGTCGTGCAGACGCTCACGGACCTCGGATTCCGCTCCACAGAGGAGCAGCGGGTGCTGCTGCAGCTCAAGTCCGCCGGCGACCTGCTCACCGACTCCCTGGACCTGCAGAACACGGCATGGGACGAGAACACCGCTCTCGTCGACGAAGCAGCGAAGCGATACGACACCGTCGAATCGAAGCTCGGGATCATGCGGAACCGTGTGAACGACGCCGCGATCGACCTCGGGTCCGTGTTCCTGCCTGTGCTCGCCGAGGTCGCCAACGGTGTCGGCGACGTCGCAGACGGTGTTGCATCACTGCCCGCGCCGCTGCAGGAAGCGATCGCAGTCGGCGGGCTCCTCGTGGGCGTTGTTGCGCTCATCGGCGGGACGGCGCTCATCGCCGTTCCGAAGGTGGTCGCGTTCCGTGTGGCGATGTCGGACCTCGGCGTCACCGGGGCGCGGGTGCGGTCCACGCTGGGGCGCACCGCGTCGTTCCTCGGTGGCCCGTGGGGCATCGCGCTGGTCGCTGCGACCGCACTGATGATGACCTACAACCGCGTGATGGAAGAGGGCATCCCTGCGCAGGAAGAGGTCACGAACCAGATCCTCGGTACCGCGGACGCCGCCGACAAGCTCGGCGGCGCGATCCAGAAGAACAAGTTCTTCCCCCAGGTGGACGCCGGCACGATGGACATGCTCCGCGACCTCCCGGCGCTGCTGGACCAGGGCGCCGAGGCGTCCGACAACTGGTTCATCGGACTGATGAAGTCCTCGACTGCCTCTGACAATGCGTTCGAGGCTCTCGACCGCTACGGGGAAGCGCTCGGGGCACTCGTCGCGACAGATCTCCTGACCGCCGCCGCCGGTTTCCGGCAGCTGGTCGACGAGTTCGACCTTACCGACGAGCAGGCTGGCGAGCTCCTGGATCGAATGCCAGAGCTCCGCAACGAGCTCCTCAAGGTCGCGCACGCGGATGGAGAAACCGCCGACGGCACTGCCCTTCTGAACATGCTGCTGGACGAATCCGCCGAGGAGTCGAAGTCTGCCGCCGAGGGCTACATCGAGGCGGCGGGAGGAGCCGACCAGCTGCGCCAGGACCTCGACAAGCTGATCGATCTCCTCAACGAGGCGAACGGGGTCGGACAGGACGCGATCACCGCGAACATCGACTACCGGAACACCCTCGCCGACGTCGATGAGGCCATCGCGAATGCCCGTGCCGGCGTGGAAGGATACGCGATCGGTCTCGACCAGGGGACACAGTCCGGCCGCGACAACATGGGGATGCTCGTCGATCTCGCGAAGGACGCGTGGGACGCCGCCGAGGCACAGTTCGCTCTCGACGGCAACACGGAGTCATATCGTGCGAACCTTGAGGCGTCACGGGCCGAGCTGCTGACCCGCATCGAGGACCTCGGTCTCTCGGGCCAGGCGGCGCAGGATCTCGCTGACCAGATCATGGATATCCCCTCGGAGACCGAGTGGAAGGTCATCGCGGAGACTCAGGCCGCGCAGGTCACGATCGACAACTTCGTCAACCTCAACAACGGGAAGACGATCGGCATCTGGGTCAACCCGCAGGTGCAGTCGATGAACGACTCGTTCTCTGACTGGCTCTCCGCCAACGGCAACGGCTTCACGAACGCGGACGGCAACGTCGTGAAGTACTTCGCGAGCGGCGGCGTCGAGCACCACGTCGCGCAGATCGCGAAAGCGGGCGATGTCCGCGTGTGGGCTGAGGACGAAACCGGCGGGGAGTCGTACATCCCGCACCACCCGTCTAAGCGCGCACGCTCCGACCGCATCATGCACGAAACGGCGCGGATCCTCGGCGGGGAGTACGTGCCCGCTGGCGCCCGCCGCTCCGCCAACGGCGCCATCACGGCCACGGTCCCGGTCCCTCGCGTCGAGGTCATCCTCTCCCCCAAGGGTGACATCGACCTGCTCAAATACATCGACGTCCAGGTCCGTCAGGCCCAGCAACACGCAACTGACACGATGCGAGGAGCGGCGTAATGGAGGCAGGCGCGATCGTTCGCTTCAAGACCGGGGAGACGGACTTCGAGGCGTTTGGTGACCGTTTCCGGGGGCTCGGTTTCCACCTTGTCGACCTGGCAGGATGGACCGAGTCCCCGGAGGTCGTCCGGGAACGGATCAAGCGCCCCACCGCTGACGGCACCTTCCCAACCCCGGTGACGTTCGACGAGCGCACCGTCCGCATGTCCGGGTTCATGGTCGCAGCGAATCACACGAAGCTCGAGCACTCGTCCGCCTGGTTCCGTGGGCTCGCGAAGGCGAGCGGGCAGCTGATCGTCGAGGACGCGTACGGCGAGTTCTGGACGCCCGGGAAGGTCACGGCCGCCCGGTTCGCTAACCACGGGTTCGCGCCGGAAGGGCAGTGGTCGCTTGAGGTCGTGGCGGAGGACCCGCGCAAGTATGGACAGGTCCGCCCGTACCCTGCCGGCACTCCCGCCGTGCACTTCGGCACCTCAGACGCTGTCCCCCGCCTCCTGGTAGGTGCAGGCTCGGGCGGCTACACGGTGACCGGCCCTGGCGGGCGCGTGGTCACCGTGCCGTCGCCGCCGAACGCGGCGCACGTCATCAGCTTCGCCGAGGGCGGCCTGTTCCTCAACGGCGTCCGCCAGGTCGGCGCGATCAGTGTCCTTCAACCGTGGGTGATCCCCGCTGGCATCGAGGGTGTCACGGCGACCATCACCGGCGCACGGACCCTCACTCACGAAGTGACCGACACGTTCTGAGGAGCCGCATGACCGAGTTCCAGGTGACCGTGTGCAGCGGTATCACCGGCGACCGTATCGAGTCGGTGCAGGCACAAGCATTCCCGCACGGGAAGCTGCTCTCGGCCAGCGGCGAGGCGACCGTGTCAATCCACCTGGATGGCAAGATGTCGCCCACGCAGATCGACTCGTTGTTCGAGGAGTGGAAGCACATCATCGTCCTTGAACGCGACGGGGAGGTGAAGTACGGCGGATACATTACCTCGGAGCCCCTGTACACGGATGACTCGTCTATCCTGCAGCTCAAGCTCGTCGACGTGTGGGGCCTCCTCGAACGGCGTTTCGCCGTGGACCACTCAGAACCGCACGTTGAGAAGTGGTCGCAGACGGTCACCGGGAACCGTGCAACCCACCTGAATCAGATCCTTATCTGGGCGCGTGATAGTTACACGGGCACTCCTGCCGCATACTTCCCCATCACAATTCCCGGTGTCAGCGGTGGCGAGATTGTGACCCGCACGTACTACGGCTACCACCTCAATTACGTGGACGAGGCGATCGGGAAGCTACTGGATGAGGGTCTCGACGTCTACTTCGAGCCGACGTGGGTGGCGCCCGGAAGGTTCGGATGGATCACCCACGCAGGCGATGCGTGGACATCGGGGGTGACGCGTGAGTTCTCAGTGACGGCACCGCAATCTCAGGTCGTCAGGTTCGAGCAGCGTCGCGATGGGTCCCGCGTGACCAACAACGCCTCCCGCGTCGGCGAAGGCTCCGAAGTCGACATGCTGACCATCAGCAACCTCGACATGTCATCCGAGCTCCCCCTGCTGGAACGGGTGACAGTGTCGAAGGAAGTCACCTCCGCATCCCAGCTGTCGATCATGGCCGGCGAGGATCTCGTGACGTACCGTTCCGCCACTGTGCAGTGGGATCTCGAGATCCTGTCCACCGCCGGGGTGAACATCGGTGACACCCTGCTGCTCCACTTCTTCGGGCACCGCCGCGTGGCAGACGGATGGCACTCTCGCCGCGTCGTCAAGGTTCAGGCGGGCATGGGCAACATCGACACGATCTCTGTGCAACCGACGGGAGGTGCGTGATGGGTGTCAACCATCTCGGTGAAGGAAGCCAGAGGCAGGAGTATCAGCGCATCTGGCGGGCGATCCGATCCATCTCGAAGGCCACGTTGCAGAACTCCGCGATCGGTCGCGCCGTTCTCCGGTTCTACGCGGGCGGGCGCATCCTCATCGAAGACGGCGGTGGCGTCGAGATCCGCGACTCAGGGTTCATCCTCATCGACGGGGATCTGACCGGTGCGGGCGATTTCGACTGGACCGGAACTCTCAAGCAGACCGGACCATCGACCTTCGAGGGGCCGACCGTGTTCACGGGCACGATCAACGCGACGGGCAACACCGCCTGGGCAGGGACCATGTCAATCGTCGGCGATATCGTCGTCCTGCCTGGTGGGAAGATCCTCGCCGGAAACATGTTGATCGACCCGACGACGAACGGCGGGTCGATCAAGTTCGCAGGCGGCCCGGAGGTCTACGCCTCCGGCTCCAAGCTGTCGCTGTACTCGGGGCTCGGTGCGTTCATCGAGCTCGACGGCGGGATGGCGAAGATCAACGGACCGGGAGCGCGATGGCTTGAGGTGAACAGCTCAGGTTTCCGAATGGTGAACCTTCCCTCGAAGACCTCTGCCTCCGTCGGCGGCCTTCCGGCTGGAGTGGTTCACGCAGATTCGTCCGGCAATCTCTTCCGGATCACGTCCTAGCCGTCGATGAACTCGGGGCATAGGAACATTCGCGCCCCCGTAATGACGATGCTGGAATCCCGGTAGTATCCGCCCCCGTCGCGTTCCTCGCCTTCGATCACCGTCAGATCATCAGCTGGAACCCGCGCCTCGATCTGGTTGCAGCCCTCATGGCCCGCCGCGATGAGATCCGCGTCCGTTGCATTAGGGATCACGTTGTCGGGGCGGAGGTGTTCCCGGACATACGTCACAAACTGCGCCTCGGCGTCTGCGCCCTCCGTGCCGTCCTCAGCATCGAGCGGCGCCGCCGTGGGGCTTTCAGCGGCGAGCGGCGCTGCGGTCTCGCTCGCCGTTCGGAGGGTGTCGGAGGTCGCGTTGCCGACAGACTCGCTGCACCCGGCGAGGACGAGCAGCGCTGCGAGGGCGAGTGCTGCGGTGCCGAGGCGAGCGTTCATGACGGGTTCTCCTTCGAAGCGAGTGTGGCGTGGAGCTTGACGACGCCTTGGCGCGTCATGTGCAGCGCGTCCGCGATGGCGGCCCACGTGGCTTTCTCCTGTCGCGCCCGTTCGATGAGCGCTGGGCGATTCTCCCATGCATCTCCGAGGTGGCGTAGTTCCGTCAGCGCGTCCATCCCACGATGGTAACTGAGTTTACATCCGGTCGGCAAGGTCCGGCTCACAACAGGAGGAGGCTCGACATGCTCTGGCCCGACGGCACCACCGAACGTCCTCGCGTATCGAGCACGTTCGGTCCTCGCCCGAACGTGGGCGCGTTCAGCTTTCACTACGGAACCGACCTGATCGGCTACAGCACCGTCCGCGCGGCGGGCGCCGGCAAGGTGACCTTCGCCGGGTGGATGAACAACGCCGCCGGGAACACCGTACTGATCGACCACGGCGGCGGGGTCACAGAGGTTCACATGCACCTTGCCAGCTTCGTCGTGAGGCGAGGCGACCGCGTCGACCCTGGCGACCCGCTCGGACGCATGGGCCGCACCGGCAACGCGTCCGGCAACTGCGACCACTTCGAGATCCGCATCAACGGCAAGTCCGTCGACCCGATGGCCTACACCGCAGCACGCGTCACCGGCACCCCCGCCGGCGGCAGCACGATCGACCCGAGTCCCGAGGAGGACGACATGTTCACTGACCAGGACCGCCAGCGTCTCGATGCGGCGTACGCCGCCCTGTTCGGCCCGGAGAACCTCAAGGTCCGGAAGATGAACTGGGCCAGCCCGGATGGGAATCGGGAGGCCTTCTATGGTCTCCTCGACATCTCCATCTACACGCAGCAGCTCGTCATGACTCAGACCGGCCAGATCGCCGCCCTCGCCGCGGCCGTGGCGCAGCTGAAGAGCGGCGGCACGATCGACATGAAAGCGCTCGAGGACGTCGCGACGCGAGCCTCGAAGGAGGCGTTGCGCGGCCTCGTGCTCACCGCCGACGTCGACAGCTGATGCTCGCTCGCGTAGCCGGGGGAGGTGCGCATGGGTGAGGAGCTCCCACCGTCCCTGTTCAATATCCTGCGCAGCGACCTCCGGGACACGCGCGCCGAGATCAACGGCCGCCTCGACGGGCTCTCGCGTGACATGGTCACCGCGTCGATGCTCGCGCAGGTCCAGGCGAACCAGAAGGAGCGCGACGACCGGCAGGATGCGCGCCTTCGCGACCTCGAAGAGGCCGACACCGAGCGCGAGAAGGAAGCTCGCCGCATTGCGGAGGAGCAGCGGAAGACCCGCGCACAGCAGATGTTTTCCATCGGCCTCGCCGGCTTCAGCGCCGTGCTCGCGCTCATCGGCGGCATCGTCGTCTGGACCGTCACGGCCGGGCTGCAGCAGATCGCAGGAGGTTGAGCATGTTCTCGACGAAGATGTGGACCGTCGGCTACAAGGTCATGGGCGCGCTCATTGTGGTGCTCGTGCTCGGCGCGATTGTCCTGGTCTCCCTGAACAACGCGCAGCTGCGCGCCGAGAACCAGGACATGTACGCCGACCTGCAGGCGTCGCAGGCCAACGCGCAGAGCCTGTACGAGCAGTTGCTCGCCGAGGGCGTCGAGCCGGAGGGAGAAGCGCCCGCCGAGGTCGTCCCCGGACCCGCCGGTGATCCCGGTCCACGCGGACCGTCTGGCCCTGCAGGCGATGACGGCCAGCCCGGCGCGGCAGGTCTCCCCGGTGCACCCGGCGCGGAGGGTGACACCGGCGACCCCGGACCGCAGGGCACACCGGGAGCCACCGGCCCCAAGGGCGACACGGGCCCCGCCGGACCC